ATATCGTTTGATGGATAAGTCTGGTAAGAAAGCTGTACAGATCCAAGTGTACAACATGGACGGTAAAAAATACGAACTGAACATGTACAAGGAAGACTTGGATGAAGCACCTAGACGTAAAAGAGCACCTAAAATTGGTGTTGACTCTATTGCTGTTCAACGTGCAAAAGATAGAGCACACAACGATGCTATGGGTCGTACAAAGACTGGACGTAAGAAACCAGTACGTACAATGACATCTACTCAACGTTCACTTGCGTCATTACGTGGGGAAGAAGTAGAAAACATTGATGATCAGTTTGACGCCATCATCAAAGAGGCAGAAGCAAACAAGAAATCTTATGGTGACCTTGTAGTAGAACTGACTGCCGCCGAGAAAAAACTTGTCAACCAAATGTATGACAAGAAAGGTAACCTCACACCACTTGGTAAAAAGGTTATGAATCATGGTAAGAAAAAAGGTGACAAGGGTTACGTAGAATCAGTGGAAACACTAGAGGAAGGTGTAAACGATCCTGGCATCTTTAAGGCAGTGTTCCTCGCAGGTGGGCCAGGCAGTGGTAAATCATTTATGGTTGGTAAGACTGCATTGACTTCAATGGGATTGAAACTGATCAACTCAGATCCTGCCTTCGAAGCGCAGTTGAAAAAAGTTGATTTGAAACCAACACCAGAAGACATCTTCACCGCTAAAGGACAGGATGCACGTGCAAAGGCGAAAGCACTTACTGACAAAAAACAGGCACTTGCACTCGCAGGTAGACTTGGTCTGGTAATTGACGGTACTGGTAAGGATTACGAGAAAATTGCAAACCAAGCGATGTCACTTAAGAAGTTGGGTTATGAAGTAGGAATGATCTTCGTAAACACAAACTTGGAGACTGCAATCTCACGTGATGAAAAACGTTCTAGAACACTTGGTGCGAAAGAAGTAACCAAGATGTGGAATGCAGTACAGAACAACATTGGTAAGTTCTCATCACTGTTTGGTGCGAACATGCAGATCGTTGATAACTCAGAAGGTGCAGACTTTGAGAAGGGTGCAACCAAAGCATATAAACAAATGAAGAAATGGGTTGCAAAAGAACCCAAGTCTCCAATGGCGAAAAAATGGATTGCCTCTGTGAAAGCACAACGTGGTATCACAGAAGACGATTTAGGTAAAATGATTAACAGTATGGTAGAGAGCAAAGATCAGGAAGATCTTTCAAAAACAGCTTCACTATTTGAAAAGGATATTGTAATGGTTCGTGAAGGTTTGGACGTGAAAGAGAGTAAAGTACTTGAGTTGGGGAAACCAGAGACTACGAAGAAATATAAAACTGAAACGCCTGGCGAGAAGCCGACGACAGAACCTCAGAGGTTTTCGCAGAGAATTAGAGAAAACATTCTCCGAAACCAAAGAAGAAAATAGGGAGTAACTAAATGATTAACTGGATTACAAAACGTTTAACTGAACGTACCACATGGGATGGAGCAGTATTGGTTGCAACAGGTGTTGCAATGATTCTAGTTCCTGTAGATCTAATCGCATATGCCGCAATCTTCTACGGTGCATGGACAATGTGGAAGTCAGAGTAAATGTATGAATACAAAGTTAAAATCCTTCGTGTAGTAGACGGTGACACAGTAGATGTGGACATCGATCTAGGTTTTGGTGTATGGTTAAAGAAGGAACGTGTACGTATTATGGGTATTGATACTCCAGAGTCACGTACGAGAGATAAGGTCGAAAAGAAGTTCGGTATGGCTGCAAAGAAATGGGTAAAAGATCATATGCCTGTTGGTAGTCATCAGATTCTGAAGACTGAGATCGATAAGTCTGGTGAAGACAAAAAAGGTAAGTTTGGTCGCATCTTGGGAGACTTCCTCTTAGATGATGGTGAGGAAAGACTCACTGAAAAGATGACCGCCGCAGGGCATTGTGTCCCTTACTTTGGTGGATCTAAAGAAGAAGTTCAGGCGTTACATATGAAGAACAGAGAACGTCTAATGCTGGAAGGTGTTGTAAAGTGAAACGTTTTAAACAATATACTGTAGAAAATTTTGGTTTGTACGAGGGGGTAACAGTTCCCCTCGAATCTCCTATGATAGAAATAGATCCTATCGTATGTGAAGAGAAAGAACCAGAACTCAACTCTCCAAAAAGAAATAGTGGGGATGGCAAAAAGTATGTTGTTTATGTAAAGGATCCGAAGACAGGTAATGTCAGAAAGATAACATTTGGGGATGAAAAGGGTGGATTGACATCTAAGATTGGTGACAGAGATGCAGCACGTGCATTTGCAAGTCGTCATAGTTGTGATACTAAGACCGATAAGATGACGCCTGGATATTGGGCGTGTCGTCTACCGAAATATGCAAAACAGTTAGGATTAAGTGGTGGCGGAGATTACTTTTGGTAGGCCATTTCGTGATGATGGGGGGTCAAGACGGTTTGACCATTTACGGGATGACTATGTTTGGCACAGAGATCATTACGACAGAACAGTACGTGTCATTGATGGGAACGGATGGCAGTTCCAGTTCGACGGATGTTTGCCCTTCCTCATCAGAAAGGGAACAACCTTCAGAATAGAACGTGGTGTGTACCACAGACTTATAAAGGGCGTTGACGAACTTCACATCAATATTATAGAACATAAATAGATATAGTTAATTAACGATCCAAATAACCTTAAGGATAAAACAATGGACTTTAAAGATAAAATAGACAGTCTTTTCGGTACTCTGGTGAACCAGAAACTAGAAGAGAAAAAGAACACAGCAGAAGACGCATCAAACGACAAGTCTGATGACGGCGAAGGTCTGGACAAAGCAGATCCTAAAGCTGCGAAAAAGAAATTCAAAGATCGTAAAGATAAAGATATCGACAACGATGGGGATATAGACAGTTCTGATAAGTTCTTGCACAAGAGACGCAAGGCAATCGGTAAAGCTATGGCCAAAGATCAGAAAGACGAATCTGTAAAAAAGTCTGATGCGGTAGACCTCAGTGAAGGTGACATGAAGTCTGCCGCTAAAGAACTGGAATCATATGCCAAGAAGTCTGGTGGAATCGATAAGAAAGATTTCATGAAAGCAGTGGCGATGATGAAAAAGGGTGATGCAAAGGGTCTTGCGAAGTTTACTAACGATCAAGATACAGAACCACGTGATAAGATCATCGATATAGTTGCAAAACAAATCGGTGTACCCCAAGCAGAAAAGTTGTTTAGTGTCAGTATTCGTGAAGCAAAAGAGATGACTTCAGCGCAGAAGAAAGCGTTTGATAAACTGTACAAGAAACTAGATGGTGGCCCAGAACACCGTAAGATCAGACAGAAGATTCAGAATCCTGTCAAAGCAGATGATGCATTTCATGCAATGGTTAAGAAGATGGTTATGGGTGAGGATTACTCTCCACAGGCTATCGTAACTGAAGCGGAAGTCGAAGAAGGTAAACGTGGGTTTATCATGGCTGCAAAAGCTGCGAAGGCAAAAGGTGAAAAGACCTTTATGTTTGCAGGTAAAGAATATAACTGTGAAGACATCGATCTTGACGAGGCATCTAAAACTGTTGATGCAATGAAACAAATCGTTGACAAAAAACAGGCGATGAAAATCGACGGTGTTATGGTTGACATGTTCACTGCTTCTGCAGTTACGCAGATTTACGACAAAGTAAATGATGCGAACAAGGCGAAGATGGACAAGATGAAAGCAACTCAACTTGCAAACGTTGCAATGAAGTTGTTGAAGAAAGAAGAACTAGAGGAAGCTGCACAGATGTGTGAGCACTGTGGTAAAGTCCATGAAGGTTCTTGCATGGAAGAGATGAAGAACACTCATGCGCTTATCAACACTGCAGACGGTAACAAAGTTGTTGCAATGGCATCATCTGAAGATGGTGTTAAACAATCTAAAGCATCTGCACAACGTCCACCTATGTCAATCAAAGATAAGAACACTCTGAAGATTGTTAAACTCAAAAAACCTCTAAGTCAAAAGGCATCTGATAAAATAATGGGTCGTCCTTTGAATGAGGAAACACTTGATGAGAAAATGTCATTCTCACCTAAAGAGGTTAAGATGGCAATTGGTGTTGCATCAGATAAAAGATATGCTGGTGGTAACATGACAGGTGCAGTCAAGGCAATCGATAAAATCAAAAAGGGTTTGTCAGACCATCCACAAGTCGCTGCAGTTCTAAAGAGACAGAACGAAGAGAAGGTGGAGTGCCCTGAGTGCGGAGGTAAAGGTTGTGATCATTGTGATAACAAAGGTTACCACACAGAATCTAAAAAGATGGCACTTGCAAAAAAACTTGCAAAGGTATCTGCGACTTCTAAAAAGGGTAAATCAAAAGTAACTCTTAAGAAGGCGCCTTGGGACAAGAAAGAAACAGTCAATACTGAACCAGAATTAGAAGAAGCAAAAAACTATGAGTACAAGGGCGGTAAAGTCCATATCTCTAAGAAAGACTTCCGCAAGGTTCACAAAGACTTTAAGAATGCAACAAAGGGTAAAGAACGTATGATGATTCTTGATCCTAAAACGCAAGCATCTATATCTGTACCAGTTGTGTTTAAAGAAAGTTCTTTTAAAACCAAATTTAAGAATACCCTAAGTAAGAGACTTGCAGAAACAACTAAAACAGAAGAAAAATCTGATGAAGTTGCAAACAGATATAATGAACTTAAAACAATGCCGCCAGTGGAATTGATGAAACTTTATCAAAAGCATGAAAGCGATGCCGACATAGATAAGGTTAAGAAAATGAGCAAAGACGAGATGATCTCGAAAATTGTTGAAAAAGAATTTCAAAACCAAGGAGAAGAATAATGCCACAATGGGGAGACACTGATACTCTGGCGGACGCACCAAAGTTCGAAACGCCAGTATTCACAATCGATGGATCCGATTCTGCAGTAGTAAGTGCAGTAGCGGACACTATCGTTCTACCAAATCACGCACTGGAAACAGGCGTAAGAATAAGATATGATGCATCAAACGTAACACCAATCGTTGGTCTTACAGATGGTGAAATGTATTTTATCATTCGTGAAGACGAAAACACAGTTAAACTTGCAACATCGTTGTCAAATGCGAATGCAGGTACACAGGTAAACATCACTAACGTTGGTGATGGTACTGAAGATACTATTCAAGTTGCACCTGCTGATCTGTTCTTCGTTGACCAAGACGAGGCCGCAGTAGAAAGTAACCGTAATAAAGGTATCCGTACTGCAGGTTGGAATAGTGTAGTAGAATATACTGATCAGAATGGTAACACACGCAGACGCATCGAACCACTGGTTGCAATGCGTAAGACTTCAGCAGATGCTGGAGACGCAGGTTTGACTGGAACAACTGGTGACGAAGACGCAACAGTTGCAGATAGTTAATCTGGAAGTAGTTACCTAAATTATGATATTAACAGAATCAACCTTTTTAATGTATGCAATGAAACACTATGAGAATCCTCACTGTTCAGACATATCTGAATTCGAGGAAGACATGAAACGTTTCCAATATCTCAGGAAACTCTTTGGTCGATATAGACAAGAGAACGAGTTGAAGGAAAGGTTGATTCTGAATCATATGATAATCATATATAATGTGTTTGGGGAACAGGGAACGCCCATGTTATTCATGAAGTTGCCTGAATACCACGAATATTTAAAACCTTTTGTAGAGTACTTAAACTATATGCCAACAATCATACGGTATGATGGCATTGGAATACATCAAGATAGTATCAATGCAGACAGGCATATAATTCAAGTACTTAAGGAAATCTGATGGTAGTCGATTTATTTCTAGTATATTCTTTCATAAGGAAACTTGTCACACCATTTGACAAGTGGCCTGCATATGAACAGGGTATCATAGATGATAAGGGTAAGATCCTTATCAAGAGAAAGAACTTTCTGAAGAAAGCTCAACGTGATGCGTTTGGGATCTTCGATCTCATGATATTGAACCTCAAAAAAATACTTGCAAAAGTCCCTGGCGGACAATCAAAACTTGCATCCTATGCGGCTGCATTGTTTTTAATTAGAGAATGGCAACACTTTAGTGATGATTCGCTGTTGACAGAAGAAGTCAATGATGATATAATAGAGGAGTCACTAAAGAGATTTGAATGTGAATATTTGAATCCTCTACTAAAGAAGGAATAGATTATGGCAATTGGTATGGCATTTATCGCAAGGTATTTTGGTGGTAGTACACCCCATGCGATTAGAGAATATTATGGGGTGGCGCCTGGCATCCCATCTAGTGGAACAATTAGATGGTCGGATTTCGACACGTACTTTCGTAACAGGGGTATTACGCCTGGCTTGACATCAGTGGAATTCGAATTAACTGCAGACGTATAAGGTAAAGTAATGGCAAAGGGAACCATATTCAGAAAACCAGAGACTGCCAAAGAGTGGTCAAACCCTGAAGTACTCATTCAGGGTTATGGTCGTTTGAACCTTGAGACTTTGAAAAAGAAGATCGCCAAGGATCATGCAGACGCAATGCGTTTTTTGAAGATGGAGAACTATGATAATTACGAATATGCCATGAAAAACCTCATGGAGTTTGTTCAAGCAGTCTTAGATGTTGAGACTGAAATGAACGCACCCAGATACAAACGTATGAAAAAGAGACTTAAAGAAGAACCTGCTAACAATGTAGGTGGTGGTAAAGTCGCTGGACTGGGAGTTGGTGCACAAGGAGAGCCTGGCTTTACTAAGGCACAACAACGCAGATGGGTTAAGAAAAATCGTTCTAAAAGAAAAGATTTTGCCCAATTTATAAATAAGTAGACAATTAACTTTTATTAGGAGATAACAATGTCTGTAGAAAGTATTATTCAGTCGGCACTAGCGAATAATCCAATGCAAATGAAAAAAGATTTTGCGGATGAAATTTCTGGACGTGTACAGACTGCACTAGAAGCAAAGTATCAAGAAATGGTTGATGCACAGGAATCAGTTGAAGAGTCCGTAGAGGACATGATCGACGCAGAACTCGACGAAGGCAAAGTCAAAGAAGAAGATGACATGGAGTCTGATGAAGACGAAGATGATGATGAAATGCCTAAGAAGAAGAAAAAGTCTGACGACGATGAAGACGAAGATGAGGACGACGAATAGTCGTTAAATGAATGTTTGCCTCAATTAAAATTGCTGCAGTAATTGTAGTCCTCGCTACCGGCGGGGTGGGTTACCTATACGTAACCAAACTTCAATCAGACTTAGAAACTGCACGTGCAAACGTGGCTAAGATGGAAGTTGCAGTTCAGACTGCAGAGGCAAGCATCAAAACTCTCCAAGAAGATACACAAAGACTTAATGAGTTAAATCAGGGTCTACAGAATAATCTTCAGAGAGCGGAAGAGTACGGAGACGATCTCCGTCTAAAACTCCAGAGACATAATTTAACTGCAAGGGCTTTGAAAGACCCTGCTGATCTTGAAGGATCTATGAATGGTGCGACAGCAAAATTATGGCGTGAGTTGGAACAAGACACTGGTGGTAGTGGGAACGCTCCTCTGCCTAACTGGTTGCAGTCTGGTGACTCCAGAACCGAAAGTAGTGACGGTGACGGAGATACAGAAGACGACAATTCCGACAGTAGCACGTCCAAAACCGATTAACTTATCTGACACACGACTATATGTCGTTAATGAGGGTAACATTGACGAATTCTTAGAGGAGTTCGAAAGTGTTAATGGTAATCGTGCGTTTGTTGCATTCTCAGTTAAAGATTATGAGAACCTTGCCCTTAATATTTCTGAACTGCGACGATATATAAAGCAACAAGGTGAAATTATTTTGTATTATGAGGACGCTGTGAAACCTTCCCCTTGATAAATATCCTTAGTAATTAGGTATACTATTATTTGCGTAACAAATGAAACCCCGATTAGGGGTTTTATCAATTCCATCAAGGGGAATGAACTTGTCAGAAGAATTAAACCAATTAAAAATAGACATTGCTTTAATTAAAAAAGACATCCGTCAAATCGAGCGTTTCTTCAACAAGGTTGATGAGACTGTCGACGCTATGGCTGGGATTGCAAAAGATCTGGCAGTTCAAGAACAGAAGAATGTTAACGCTAATCAAAAAATAAAGTTTCTTGATGCCAAGATTGATGAGAACACCAAGTCTCAGCTTGAAGCACGTCTTGTATTGGCAGACCAATTGGATGATACACGTATAGAATTTCGTGATGCACTCGCCAAGGTCTCCTCTGTGGACGAGGACGGTATCAATGAGGTATTCGAAAAGATCCAGTCGTTAGAAGACCGTGTAGTCGATCTAGAACGTGCCAGATGGTACGGTATGGGAGTCGCAGGCACAATTATCTTTATCCTAGGCATAATTTCTTTGGACTTTCTGCCTTTTAATGGTTGACAAAGCTTTAATCTAGTGTTATAATCTCTCTAACAGTTAAACACACTTGGATACTTTTTATATTATGGTTGACTTTACAGATCTTCAGTACGCCCAGATGTTGTCTGGGCGCTTACAGAACTTTCGCATACGCAACACAAATCCCTACAAGATAAACTTTAGATGTCCTATCTGCGGTGACTCTCAGAAGTCACGCAGTAAGTCACGTGGTTGGTTGTTAGAGAAGGAGAACAAGTTCTTCTACTATTGTCACAACTGTGGCGCCAGTCACAACTTCTCCAACTTCCTCAAGACTGTAGACCACCTCATGTACAATGATTGGGTGGCTGAGAAGTTTATCAAAAAGGATAAAAAAGAACCTTTTTCTTTCAAAGATACTACCGAAAAGAAACTGACTGTTCTAAAGAAAAATCCCCTACGTTCTATAAAAAAAGTCTCTCAGTTGCATCACAATCACGCAATCAAAAGATATATAAGTAAGAGACACATTCCGGCACGTCACCATTATCGTCTGTATTATACCAAGACGTTCAAGAAATGGATTAACGGAATTATACCTAATAAATTCGACAACGTAGAGAAGGACGATCCTCGCCTAATTATCCCATTCATTGATCAAAACGGTAAAGTATTTGGGGTATCGGCACGTGGATTTGATCCTAATGGTCTTCGTTATTTGACTATAATGTTCGAAGATCGTCCAAAGGTTTTCGGTCTCGATACTGTTGACTTTAGTAAAGAGTATCATGTTGTTGAAGGAGCTATTGACAGTTTATTCCTCTCGAATGCGGTTGCGATGGCAGGCGCTGAAGGAAACGTCGACGGTTTCGATAATATTGAGAATGCTGTATTTGTCTTTGACGCAGAACCACGCAACAAAGAGATACACAAACGAATGGAGAAGGTGATCAACAAAGGATACAGAATTTGTATCTGGCCTGAACAGACTTCGACAGTCGGTAAAGACATAAATGAGATGTATCTAAATGGCATGTCAAATGTCGAAGATATAATACGTGACAATACGTTCAAAGGTTTAGAAGCAACCTTTAGATTACAAAAGTGGAGAAGAACATGAAAGTTAGATTAATATCTTGCAGTCAACCTATCAAGGACAGCATCATTGGATTAGACGATGTACAGGACTTGATTGCATACTGTGCCAGAGTATCTAACCCCGATAACCAACTGAACTCTAAGACTTCAGACAAATTACTCAACTACCTTGCAAAACATAAACATTGGTCACCGTTTGAAATGGTGAACGCATGTATCGAAATTGAAACAACTCGTGATATTGCAAGACAACTACTACGACATCGTTCTATGTGTTTTCAAGAATTTTCTCAGAGATATGCTGATCCTGTAAAAGAACTGGAATTCGTAAAACGTGAATGTCGTTTACAAGATCCAAAGAACCGCCAGAACTCTATCGAAATAGAAGGTGACCCCTCCTTGATTGACAATCAGCAGAACCAAGACTTGATTGCTGAGTGGAATCGTAAACAGACTGGTGTAATTGAATTGGTGAAGAAGAACTACCAATGGGCAGTTGAACAGGGTATTGCAAAAGAACAAGCACGTGCCCTACTGCCAGAAGGTTTGACTGTATCAAGACTATATGCAAACGCAACAATCCGTTCGTGGATTCATTACGTTGACTTGCGTTCTGCCAATGGTACACAAAAAGAACATATGGAACTTGCGAAGGCAGTAGGTAAGGCAATTACTGAAATATTCCCTCTCGCAGACAATTACATTAACAACTAGAACATTAGGATCAACTATGACGCAAGTAACCAAGAGAGACGGCTCTAAAGAACTCCTCGACATCGAAAAACTTCACAAGGTAGTTTTTCACGCATGTGATGACATCACTGGTGTAAGTCCAAGTGAAGTAGAAATTAAAAGTCAAATTCAATTTTATGATGGTATAACGACGAAGGAAATCCAAGAGACGTTAATCAAGGCTGCGGCTGATCTGATTGATGAGGACACACCGAACTACCAATACGTTGGTGGACGTTTGATTAACTATGCACTTCGTAAAGAAGTATATGGCCAGTACGAACCATGCACTGTAAAGGAATTGGTTGTCAGGAACATCGAAAGTGGTTTCTATGATGAAGAACTTATAGATAAGTATAATGACGAAGAGTGGGCAAAGATTGACTCATTCATCAAACATGGTCGTGATGAGAACCTAACATATGTTGCCATGGAACAACTACGTGGTAAATACCTATGTCAGAACCGTGTCACAGGAGAGATCTTTGAGACTCCACAGATGTGTTATGCATTAATTGCAGCCACGTTGTTCGCAGACTATCCTAAAGAAGAAAGATTAAAATGGGCGAAAGATTATTATGACGCTATTAGTTTACACGATATTAGCCTTCCTACGCCCGTCATGGCCGGTGTCCGTACGCCTATGCGTCAGTTTTCCTCTTGCGTTCTTATTGAGTCTGGGGATAGCCTTGATAGTATCAACGCAACTAGTTCTTCTATTGTCAAATATGTAAGTCAGAAAGCAGGTATTGGTATCGGTGGTGGTCAGATCCGAGCGATTGGATCTCCCATTCGTAAAGGTGACGCATACCATACAGGCATCATTCCTTTCTACAAACACTTCCAGTCTGCAACTAAGTCCTGTTCACAGGGCGGTGTTCGTGGTGGTGCGGCGACTATCTACTATCCTATCTGGCACTATGAAGTCGAAGATATGTTGGTATTGAAGAACAACAAGGGTACAGAAGAGAACCGTGTGCGTCATATGGATTATGGTGTGCAGTTCAACAAACTCATGTACGAACGTCTCATCTCTGGTGGTGACATTACTTTGTTCTCTCCTAGTGACGTGCCTGGCTTGTATGATGCATTCTTTGCAGATCAAGATGCCTTCAAAGAAATCTATGAACGTGCAGAACGTAATACACGACTTCGTAAGAAAACTATCAAGGCAATTGATTTGTTCAGTTCCTTTATGGAAGAGCGTAAGAACACAGGACGTATCTATCTACAGAACGTAGACAATGCAAATGATCATGGTTCATTCCTACCAGAGGTTGCACCAATCAGACAATCGAATCTTTGTGCCGAAATAGACTTGCCAACCAAACCATTACATGATATAAATGACCCTGATGGTGAGATTAGTCTCTGTACACTGTCTGCAATCAACTGGGGTAATGTTCGTTCACCAAGAGACTTTGAACGTGCCTGTACTCTCGCTGTTCGTGGACTGGATGCGTTGTTGTCTTATCAGAACTATCCTATCCTTGCGGCACAACTCTCTACGGAGAAACGTAGACCTCTTGGAGTGGGCATTATTAACTTCGCATACTTCATGGCGAAAAACGATTTGACTTATCAGGACATCACCCCACAAGGTTTGTCACTGATTGATGAGTACGCTGAAGCATGGTCATACTATCTGATCAAAGCATCTGCAGATCTCGCAGCTGAGAAGGGCGCACCAAGTGGTGTTATGGAAACAAAATATGGACATGGTATCACACCAAACATGACATACAAAACTGATCTTGATGAGTTGGTTAAACATAAAGAACGTATGCCATGGAAGAGTCTGCGTAATCAGTTGAAGAAGACTGGTATCAGAAACTCTACTCTGATGGCGTTGATGCCTAGTGAAACAAGTGCGCAGGTTGCAAATGCGACGAATGGTATCGAACCACCTCGTTCATTGATTTCAGTAAAACAGTCAAAACATGGCGTTTTGAAACAAGTTGTGCCTGAGTACAAAAGATTAAAGAATAAATATGATCTCCTATGGGATCAAAAGTCTCCTGTAGGTTACCTTAAAATTATGGCTGTACTACAGAAATATATTGACCAAGGTATTAGTATCAACACCAGTTATAACCCTATCTTCTCAGAGAATGAAAAAATTTCTATGAGTGAGATGTTGCAACACGTATTAATGTTTTACAAGTACGGTGGAAAACAACTGTACTACTTCAATACGTATGACGGTCAGGGCGAAGTTGATGTCGACAAGATGATGCAAGAGACACCGATAGAACGATCTGAGTTCGAAGGTTCGGACGAAGAATATGACGATTATTGCGAAAGCTGCACGATATAGGGAAAAAGAAATGGGCGTTTTTGACACACAAAACAAAGCAGATCACACAAAAGTAAAAATGTTTTTGGATCCCACAGGGGGCCCAACCATTCAACGTTATGATCAGTTGAAATACAAATCCTTTGATAAACTGACTGATAGTCAACTTGGTTTCTTCTGGCGTCCAGAGGAAGTTGATATCTATAAGGATGCAAAGGACTTCAAAAGTCTTACTGAACATGAACAACATATTTTTACAAGTAACCTAAAGAGACAGATCCTATTGGACTCTGTACAAGGTCGTGCGCCCGTAGAGGCGTTCGCACCTATTGTAAGTTTACCAGAGATTGAGAACTGGATACAGACATGGACATTCTCTGAGACAATCCACAGTCGTTCGTACACACACATCATTCGTAACGTGTACAGCAACCCAAGTAAAGTCTTTGATGAACTTATGGACATCCAAGAGATTGTTGAATGTGCAGATGATATCTCTTACTATTACGACAAATTAATTGAAATGAGTATGTGGTACAACTTGTTAGGTGAAGGTACACATCAGATTAATGGCACACGTAATGTGAAAGTAGATCTCTACGAACTGAAAAAACTTCTTTGGTTGACATTGATGAGTGTGAACATTCTTGAAGGCGTACGTTTTTACGTATCTTTTGCATGTTCATGGGCATTCGCAGAACTCAAGAAGATGGAAGGTAATGCGAAGATCATTAAATTGATTGCACGTGATGAGAACCTTCACTTGGGTTCTACTCAGTTGATGTTACGTACACTCAAGAATAAAGACGATCCAGACTTTGCAAAGATCGCAGAAGAAACAAAAGACGAATGTATTAAAATGTTCGTCGACGCAGTAGACCAAGAGAAAGCATGGGCTAACTATTTGTTTAAAGATGGTTCCATGATTGGTCTTAACGCAGCCTTACTAAGTGATTATATTGAGTATATCTGCACTCGACGTATGAAACACGTTGATCTTGAATCTCCTTACAATGTTAAAAACAATCCTCTTCCTTGGACACAGAAGTGGATCTCAGGTGCAGAAGTCCAAGTCGCACCACAAGAGACAGAGATTACATCTTATGTTTCTGGTGGAACTAAACAAGACGTATCAGACGAAACATTCAAGGGGTTCAGCTTATGACAGTAGAAATATACGGTAAAGACAATTGTGCATATTGCACGAAGGCAATTAATCTTGCGGAAATTCAACATATGAATTTTACCTATAAGAAACTTGGTGTGGACTTTAATCGTGACGAAATGTTATCCATGTTCCCATCTGCAAGAACTTTCCCTCAAATTAAAGTTGATGGACATTCGATTGGTGGGTATGAACAGTTCATGGAGTATGTCAAGAAGGCAGCCTAAATACTTCTAGATATTCTAGAGTAATGGTAAAGCGAAAAAATGATATCAAAAGATTATTTTGAAGACGTAATTCATCAATTTAAAACCGAAGGCAAATATAGAGTCTTCAACGATATACTCAGAGAGCGGGGGAAGTTTCCCCGCTCAATCTGGTATGGAAAATATGCACCAAAAAACATTGTTAACTGGTGTTCTAATGACTATCTCGGCATGGGACAAAATCAATATGTTATTGATGCCATGCATACCGCACTAGATCAGACTGGTGCAGGTTCTGGTGGAACCAGAAATATCGGTGGTACATCACATTATCATGTGACACTTGAAGCAGTTCTTGCACAACACCACCAAAAAGAAAGTGCACTATTATTCTCCAGTGCATATGTTGCAAATGAGTGGTCACTCATTGCACTCAGTCGTATCATCCCCAACATAAGATTTATTTCAGATGACAAGAATCATGCCTCATTGATTATGGGTATGAAACATAGTCGTGCGAGTAAGATGATCTTCAAACACAATAACATGGAAGATCTAGAACACTGTCTCAAACTGGCACAGATGGAAAACAAAACTCCATGTGTCGTGTTTGAATCTGTGTATTCTATGGATGGTGACGTAGGGAAAATTGAAGAAATATGTGATCTTGCAGATAAATATGGTGCAATCACTTATATCGATGAAGTACATGCAGTGGGTCTATATGGAGACACTGGTGGTGGTTATTGTGAAAAGTTAGGTTTAGTAGAGAGGGTAGATATTATAAATGGAACACTGGGAAAAGCCTTTGGGGTTCAAGGTGGTTATATTGCTGGGGATAGTATTGTCGTTGACGCTATTAGGGCCTTGGCTTCTGGGTTCATCTTTACAACAAGTATCTCGCCCGTCATCTGCGCTGGAGCAATCGCCTCAATCAAATATCTCAGTGACCACACTACCATCCGTCAAGTCCATCAAGAAAGAGCAAGCACCCTAAAAGAAATGTTGAAGTACGCAGGCATTCCAGTACATGAGAGTGCCTGTACTCATATCGTTCCTGTGATGGTAAACAATGCATTCAAGTGTAAAGAAGCATCTGACGATCTTCTAAATAATCATGGGATTTATATCCAACCTATTAATTATCCCACTGTCGAAGAAGGAACCGAAAGATTGCGAATTGCACCAACCCCATTCCATGATGATGTGATGATGGTGGAACTCGTTCAAGCCTTGAAGAAAGTTTTGTTATGATTTATGAAAACAAATTTGGTAAGGTAGATATTCTACCAGATCCAGATTTTTGGGATGGACATATTATTGGTATTGCCATGTCAGGCGGTGCAGATAGTCTTATGTTATGTTACCTTGTTGCAAACACAATCAAGAAACTAAAACTAAATTCTTCTATACAACCTTACAATGGGTATGACATTCATGTACCACATGATTCTAATGCCGCCGTAAAAACTCTCCCTACTCTTATCAGAAAATTTCCTACTGTAGATATCAAGTGGCCTATCTCTACAGTGTTTAATTCTAATGGTGAGGATAACAAAATGGATTATATCACAAAACTCAGGAAGGCGCTTGCAGGTGCAACATTCACGAGACACATTACTGGGATAACTCTTGGGCCACCATACAAGGTGCAGAACAGTTGGCCAAAAACGGTGAGTAACCAGAGGATTCGTAGAATACCAAATTACATGAGTGAGTCAGAAAGTGCATGGGATGACTGGCCTTTAGAGACTACTCCATTCAAGAATATAGATAAAAGATTTGTAATACAATGTTACAAAGACTTTAAACAAATGAAATTGTTTCATCAAACAGTTTCGTGCACCACACCAACCAATGGAAATAAACCATGTGGTAAGTGTTGGTGGGATTACGAGAGGGAATGGGCCCTCAACGAAGTACAGAAAAGATTATAACATGAATCAATTAGAATCAGCATTCTTTGGAAAGAGGATCTGGGAAAAGGAAAGTAAAATGAGTAAAATTAAAAAGGCGTTTTGGTTTGTCTGTGGTATCCTGTGTTTAGGTATTGCTTATCTGGGAGTTATTCTGCCAGGCATTCCTTGGAGTACTCCTATTCTAGGTGCAGCGTTCTGTTTCGCAAAGTCTAGTGAGAAGTTCCACAACTGGATCATGAACCATAAGACCTTTGGCCCGTTTATCACAGAGTGGCAGACTTATAAAGTATATCCACAGAAGGCAAAGTATTTGATGATGGCAGTAATGTCAACATCCTTGGCGGCAATGTATTTCGGTACAGGCAATCCAAAGGCAACCTTATACCTGTTCATCTTGTTCGCATTAATTGTGACATGGGCATGGAGATTTCCTGGCTCAAAAGAAGAGTCGCAGAGACGAATTGATGCAGGTGAAAAACTGGGTTGGTTTAAATAATGGATGAGAGGGAGAAAACCATCAGGGACTTGAAGGTTAGGATAGAGGAGTTGCGTGTTCGTACTGGATACTACAACAACCCACCATCCAAACCCAACACTGATGACATTCCCCCTCTAACACCAAAGAGTCAGGCTCGTAAGAATGTTGCCACATCAGAGATGGATTCGTTAAAAGCAAAACTCATGGCAAAAAAGACTTGACAAGACTTTTAATGTAGGATATAATTATGGATGATTTGAAATTTACAACGTGCGGAGATTTTATGAAAGATCAAGAACAAGACAAATATGCTGTCGTGACAGTCATATCTCAATTCAGGCAACGGTATGTAATGCCTGTGAGTAAACTACAAGAAAAGAATACAACCATTAGTCTGAAGGATCATCCAGAACAGATCGTTCCTTGGGCAGAAGACGCAGTCACATGCGAAGAATCAAAAGAGTTCTCTCAAAAATGGTTGGGTGAACAGATTGTGGATACCTTTATTCTTGATGAAGAAAGAGCTCTTCAGTTGTTTGATCGTGATAATTCATACCTGTTGGAATGGACAACGGAAAAGAAATTAGAAAGTATTCAAGATTGTTGGGAGAAAAAGAAAGATGTCAACTCTAAGAAATAAATTTCATACGTATTTGGAAAAGTATAAAACGGCAATTCAGTCAGAAATTGAATTAGGGCCTGATCACGAAGATACTAAGAATTATTTTCTTATAGCTAATCAGACAAAGAGATCGCTCCAAACTGATTTGCAGAAAGCAGAAGAATATCTAGAAAGTTTGGTAACAGATGATGGTTGAAATTTTTGGAACTCCGAACTGCGTTAACTGTGAGAAGGCGATGCGGATTTCAAAGGAATATGGATATGACTACGAGTACAAGAACATCACGTATAAACAATATCGTGACGAACTTGAGTCGTATGTCGGTGTTGCAGAGTATTACAATTTACCACTAGTCTTTGTTAATAAAAAGTACGTTGGACATTACTCTGAATGGGCGCAATATATTGAAGATCATATGGGGGGATTCGGGGATCAACCGATTTAAGTTATGGCAGGTAGAAAACTCAGAGAAGAAGCAGTTGGTGAACTGCAATTAGAAAAGAACGAGTTGGTTAGAGAAAACAAAGATCTCGTTTTTGAAAATGAATTAATTAGACGACAGAATACTATGTTGATGGAGACATTGGAAGCAGTTACAACTGATGAAATTATCTCAGATCCTAATGTTCTCTTTCGTCTCAAAACTGTTTTAAAAAATATTGAGGAAATGCAATGACGTGGGTATTAGTATTCGTCTATCTTTATGGTGGGGTGTCTTATGCGGAAACGTATGATGAATATCCCTCTATGGTGACATGCTTTCAAGCCAGAGAAGAACTTGGTGCGGCCCAATCTGGACGCAGAGGGTATTTTCCAAATGGTCAACAGGCGCTGTGCATTCCGTACGATATCACAGCTGATGGAGTTACTCCATACGAACTAGATGAATAAACTTCCTCAACTCAAAAAAATTCGTCCTCTTACAGACAATCAACAACTAACGTTTGATGCTTGGGAAAGAGGAAACAATCTGGTACTTGCAGGATCTGCAGGTACAGGTAAAACCTTCCTTGGATTGTATCTTGCACTGAAAGATGTGTTTGATGGAAACACTCCATATAGGAAGGTTATTGTCGTACGTTCAGTCGTACCTACAAGAGATATGGGATTCTTGCCTGGCGATGAACAGGAAAAGAAAGACGCATACACTCGTCCCTACATTGGCATCACTGCAGAACTCTTTGGGAGATCTGATGCATGGTTAGGACTTCAAGTGAGTGAGAAAGTGCAGTTTGAATCCACATCTTTTATTAGGGGATTGACGTGGGACGATGCAATCATCGTAGTTGATGAAATGCAGAACCTCAACTTCCACGAACTTGACTCTGTCATAACACGTGTAGGTGAGAATACTAAACTCATCCTCTGTGGTGATTATTACCAGTCTGATTTCCACTGGGATACAGACAAAAAAGGGATCAGTAAATTTATCAAGATTATGAAAATGCTCGATAGGTTTAAAGTGATTGAATTCACATGGGAAGACATCGTAAGATCTGATCTTGTGAAAGATTACATTATGGTTAAAGAACAAATGAAAATAAAAGGAGTATAATACTTGCAACGCCGTGTAAGAAAGAAAACATCGATTGGCAAATCGGTTCGATCAAAACTTTTACGTAAAGGGAATGTACGTAAAAAATATAGAGGACAGGGAAAGTAAATGTTTAGCAAACAGTGCAAGGCTCACTTAGAAGAAGTGGGTGAGACTGGACTTCAACATATGGGGAAGGCACTAAAGATTGCAGTTACGCTGCAACTACTCGTTCCAGTCGTATTAGTTCATGCAGTCGCACCACGTTTTTTCACGAAGACTGCTTCAACTGTAATGAAAGATATCGTTAAAGATAGGAATAAAACATGACTTTAATTTTTGAAAGAGTGGGCAACACTGTGTACGCACGAGAGTTTGGTTCACACCCTAGTACGAGGTGGGTATATAAAACGTTATGAAACGATTTATCTTCGATGTAGATGGGACACTCACACCTAGTCGTTCAAAGATCAATACAGAATTTCTGGATTGGTTTCTTGATTTTTGCGACAGAGAAAAAGTGTGGTTAGTAACTGGTTCTGATTACCCAAAAACTCTTGAGCAGTTGGGTAAAGAACTATGTGAAAAAGTTGTGACTGTTTATAACTGTTCTGGTAACGATGTCTTCTTTAAAGGAAAACGTGTTAACACTAAATCTTTTGAACCGCCCAAAGAGTTGTATGACTTAATGCATGGGTGGTTACAAAGTAGTTCGTTTCCATTACGCACAGGTAACCACATCGAAGAACGCAGGGGTACAATCAACTTCAGTATCGTTGGACGTAACTGTACACTGGGTGAAAGAAAACTCTATATTAAACATGACGAGGCAACTAGAGAACGTGAGTCTATAGCACTTCAAATTAATATGGAGTTCCCTACTATCACTGCTGCAGTTGGTGGGGAAACAGGAATAGATATCTACAGAAAAGGTGGAGACAAGTCGCAAATCCTAGATGACTTCGACGCTCCATATTCTGAGATCTATTTCTTTGGAGATAGGATGGAACAAGGGGGTAATGACTATCCCCTTTCCGTACATTTGAAATCAAAACAAGTTTTTGCAGTCAAAGACTGGAAAGACACTTGGGAAATACTGAAGACACTAGATCGTGGCGATAGTCTCTGATAGAGTCCAACCTGCTGCTTCCAACGTTGTTTTGTTTACGTTTGTATCTGCAGGCCATGCACCACGGTAATCATCCCATGCAGAGTTCAACCAAGTTCTTTCGAACTCCATTGTTTGTGTTGATTCGTTGAACGTGATTTCAATAAAGAAATCTCCAGTAATAGCTGCAGACTCTAAAGCATTAAGGTGATCAGAGTCACCACTTGCAATACAGATATCTCTGATCGCTGCAATTGCATCATCTTCGTTGGCGTAATTCACATCACTGGTGTTTACATAAGTCACTGTTTGTATGACAGACATCTTTCATTCTCCTAAACTGGATTGTAAGTTTACATAAGTATTTATAAAAGTAATAAACGGACTACTAAAATGTTTTTCAACCGCTTCATGCAATTCACCACCCTGATCACTTCAATTGCAATTGCAGTTGTGGCGGCCTACTTTTCTGTAATAGGTCTCGCAACTATTTTTGCAGGTGCAGAACTTGCAGTAATCATAATGGCATCTATATTAGAGTTAGGTAAACTCGTAAGTGCAGTATGGTTGCACATCTACTGGAAGTCAGTAAGTCTTTTCAGTAAACTTTATCTGTTACTCGCAGTATTAGTACTTATGCTTATTACGTCAATGGGTATTTTCGGATACTTATCAAAAGCGCATATCGAAACTGGTGCGTCTGGTGGTGAGTACAAGGCACAGATAGAACGTATTGAAAACAGAATCAATCGTCAAAACACAACTATCGCACGTGCAAATAAAACACTCGACGATCTTGACACTGCACTAGACAAGTACAATGAACTTGGTGCAGTTACCAGAGGATTGAATGCACGTAAGGATCAGACAGAACAACGTGCACAGTTGAACGCTGCGATTGATGAAGCGTATAACAAAATCGATGAATACAACGAAGATATTGCAGACATCAAAATCAACATTCGTGCATACGAGGTAGAAGTCGGCCCTATTAAGTACATTGCTGAACTCGTCTATGGTGACAGGGCAGAAGAAATGACAGGGGATGCGATTAGATATGTTATGTTACTCATCATCTTCGTATTCGATCCCCTTGCGGTTATCCTATTGATCACGTCTACCAAGGCAATCAAAGAACAGAGGAAACCACCAGTGAGACGATCTAAGAAGAACGTCTCTTACATTGACCCTAAAGATATAGTGAAGATGGACTCTATTTAATGAATGAACATGAATATTATGAATCACTGAGAAATCGTTATCAAACTGCCTGTTTCAAACAAGACCAAATACCAGATAAAGAACTAATAGAAAAGATCCTCAAAGAGTCAGTCGAGTCGACGCCTGTATTCAATGGGGATTATCACTATGCAATCGATGTCTTTGGCCCTGAATATTCGTTCGACAAACGAAAGGTTTGTCTGCAAACTATAGAAGATAAACGTTATCGAAAGATGTTTGACAGTCGTAAGAAGGGTGAGTATGGCATTTCTACACTGTATCATGAGTTATCTTTATTCGAACAACAGATCGAAGATTTTAAAATGAAGGAAAAGGGTTTCAGTGTGTTGGCAAAACATGCTAAAACTATGACCTTCAACATGCAAGTCATGGCGCCTTATCTCCTTCTCTTCAGATATTCACCAGATCAGTTCATCCACTATGATAAGGAAGAAGGTTCTAAGGCGAAGAAGACAAAGTCAATACAGGCGTCCATGACTAATGCATATGCTATTAGTATCATTGCAGACCACTATGGAGTTCAAAGTGGTTTCTGTGGATGTTTCATCCTCAACGACGAAAACGTAAATGAAGTTTTCTACAATGACGAAGACGTTTGGTTTATGATGGGTCTTGGTTATAAAGAAGATTGGTGTTACAGTGCAGAAGGATCTAAACATCATAGACTAAGACAAGAAGAAAAACCCACTCACGACAAGGTGGTGAACTGGGCCTAAATATCTCTATTAGACATGGAGATTTTATTATGAACATAGCAGGCATAGATTATAGTTTGACTTCACCTGCCATATGTGTACACTCAGGTGACACGTGGGATTACAAAAACTGTCAGTTTTATTATATGGTAAAACGTGACAAATTGTTGCATCCAGAAAAACAATTCAATGCAACCATGTATCCCGAATATGACCACGACATCGAAAGGTTCGAAAAACTTTCAGACTGGTCTCTCAATATCCTCAAAAAACATAATGTTACAGACGCACACATCGAAGGTTATGCTTTCGGTGCAGTTGGTCGTGTCTTTCAAATTGCGGAGAACGCAGGGCATCTCAAGTATCAGATCCACAAAGCAGGTATGGTACAAGCGGTTCATGCTCCGACTGTGATCAAAAAATTCGCAACAGGAAAGGGTAATGCGACAAAAGAAAAGATGTATGATGCATTTTTTTCTGAAACAGGGGTTGACATTCGTGAAAAAGTTGGTATAATATCATTTAAACAATGGAACCCTATCAGTGACATTGTGGACGCATATTATATCGCAAAACACGGTTTTGTCAAGGAGAAAGAAAATGCAGATCAGTCGTAAGAGTTCCCTCACAGGTATCTATCGCACACGTGAGGTAAAAGTGAAAGAAAAAGATTATGAATTGTGGGAGAAGGGATACGCAAGTATCATGGATGCTATGCCTTATCTGAATGAGAATGACCGAACGTTCCTCTTGGCAGGTATTACGGATGATGAGTGGAGACAGGCATTCTCATCTGAAATAAGTAGTATAGTAAACGACAAGTTCTAGGAGACCTCATGGAAACGATATGGTTACTATTGACATATGTTGCAGGCACAGGTATCGGTTGGTATATCGGTAACAGTAGAAATATGGAACAAACTGTAGGCGCACTTATTGACCGACTTATCAAAGATGGTTATATTAAAACTAAAGGACACGGTTCAGACGCCGAGTTGTTGAAACACTGGGAAGAGTAAATGAGTATTATTATCTTTAATGGCCCACCCAAATCGGGTAAGGACGAAGCAGCGTCTTATTTCAAGAGACGTGGTTTTGCACATCTTAGTTTTAAACACCAACTATTTAAGGAAACAATCAATGAGTTTGATGTTGATACTATATGGTTCATGGATGGTTTTAATGACCGTTCTACTAAAGAACGTCCAGAAGATGAACTTCGTGGAATGTCTCGTCGAGAGGCAATGATCCACACATCAGAAGATGTTATCAAACCAAAATATGGTAAGTCATTTTTTGGTGACAAGGTCGCAGAAGAACTTGACATTGGCAACGAGTACGTTATCAGTGACGGTGGTTTTGTAGAAGAACTTGAACCTATCATTGATAAGATTGGTGCAGATAATATTCTTCTCGTCCAACTCGTACGAGATGGTTGCACATACGAACATGATTCCCGCCGATACTTTAACGGTTACTGTATTAAAGAATTCATCAATGGATATAAATCAGACTTTCAAACTCAGTATCTACTAGAAACTGAGATGCCTTTGACCACCTATCGCATATATAATAATGGAACCCTTTCTGGATTCCATCACTCCTTGGAGAAAATATACGAAATGGTCATCGGGAGAGAAGATGAAACTGACAGCTGAACAACATGGCGAAATGGTTTTTCATATCTTGTTTAATGATTATCACAGACCCTTTGTAAAAGGCAAAGCGAACAAATCAAAGATTGAAGACCAAATTATAATCGGTATGTACAAAAAGGAAATCCCACCATGTACACAAGCAGACGTAGACATGGTAGTACTCTTAGTAAATGATCTTATCGCAAATGGTATTGACAACTAATTAATATGGAAGTTCGTAATGGTTGAGAAATTAGTCGGTATACCCCGGCCTAATATTGTGAACCTCAAAGAATGCGAGGATCGTCGAGAGTATATGTCTAATGCGCTTAGTGCATTGGGTGTAGACCTTGTACGGTTTTATCAATTTGAACGGTATGAAAACTCCAATGTAAAAGCCTTCTGTGATGCCATGATCGAACCTTACTGGATCGACAAGGGTACAACAACCTCACACCTACTCACAATCAAAACATGGTTAGAAGAAACGGACGAAGAGGTTGGTCTGTTCATGGAAGATGACGTGGATTTCTCTACAGTCCAACACTGGAACTTCACCTTCGAAGAGTTTCTCTCAAGGATGGGTACAAAGTGGGGCGCACTACAATTAGGTATCGTACACGAAGGAACTCCTAACATGGTTCCTCGTAAACGTGAACAACAAGATCATGGACTTCAGTGTTACATGTTAAAACGTAGATATGCAACTAAGTTAGTTAAGTTCTATTTCAATCAGGGGGATGACACGATACATTATAGAATGCCCGTTGGGGCGGCGTTGTCTTTAGAGAACGCAGTCTTGTGGGGGTTTGACAGAGTATTTACCTTTCCACTGTTTAACCACAATGTGACGGAGTTCACATCAAACAACATCTTCAGTCCAAACGCACAGGTTCAAGCGTCTATAAGATCCTATCATACCATTAGAGCATGGTGGGAGAATACAGGCAGAAACCTCAGTCTGGATGAAATATTCGAAAACAACACAATAGATTACTAAAAGGAAAAATTATGAGCGTAGTATATAAAGGTCAAGTGATTGATTCTGAACTATCTAAAAACTCGTTTGGTGGCACAGAAATGATGCGTGAACGAGTTATCAAGAATGTAGACCCACAGTGGTTGGATAAAGTTGCAATTCACTTTTCTCGTCCACGTCAATTGTTCGATGATGTATTGAACATCATGTACTGCCACGATCTTGCAGAAGATCCAGAGAATAATATTCTTGCGAATGGTGGATGGCAAAAGTTTGATCACTTTGTCTTTGTCTCTGCATGGCAACGTGACCAATACATAGATAGGTTTGGTATCCCTTATTCGAAGAGTACCGTAATCTACAATGCAGTGGAAACACAATATGACCCTTATCAAAAAGATGTGGAAACAATTCGTTTCATTTATCACACTACTCCTCATAGGGGTTTGGAGCTTCTCGTTCCTATTTTTGATTCTCTATCTCAGCATTTTCCTAATATTCATTTGGATGTTTATTCGTCTTTTGGGATTTACGGTTGGGAACAGAGGGACGAACCATACAAACCTCTTTTCGAAAGAATCGAAAACCACGAAAAAATGACCTATCATGGGCATCAACCCAATGATGTTGTCTTGGAAGCTTTGAAGAAGTCTCACATCTTTCTCTATCCAAACATCTGGAAAGAGACATCGTGTATTGCAATGATCGAAGCAATCAAAAACCAATGTATTGTCATTCATCCAAACTACGGTGCATTGACAGAGACTGCGGCTAATGCGACAATCGTTTACGAATATAACGAAGACAAGGGTGCACATGCAAACTATGCATTCTCCATTGCTGCACAACTCCTCAAAGTTCAACAGGAGAACCCAAACTATTTTAATCGTTTCACATTCAGTGATCGATACAACCTTGCGAGAAACAATATCGATTCCTA